GCCTGAAACCGACGGTACAAACAGTCCAAAAAAAACATTGTCGTTCCGCGAACAGACCCGAAAAAGAAAAGCCGGTGAATTTATATCTGCGGACGAAGGAAACAATACCGACATTACTTGGTACACTACTTCAAAGAATGCGATGGACGGAAGAAGGATATTTCGTTCACTTTTAGATGAATGTTTTGCCAAAGGCACTAAAATATTAATGGACGACTTAACATTTAAACCGATTGAAGATATAAAAGTAGGAGAATATGTTACGGTTGAAGGTGGTAAGAAAATGCGTGTAGCAAATACCTGTCAAGGCATTGATGAAATGTTTTTAATAAAGCAACCATATTCTAATGATTATGTTGTCAATTCAAAACACCGCTTGTATTTAGAGCAAAGATGCAAAGTAAAGGGCGTTCACGATGATGGCATAAAGATAATGACGCCTCTGGAATTTTTAAATTCAGGAAAGTATAGAAAAAGAACAACTTTTGGATTAAGGTCTAAAGGAATTGAAAAGGAGGAGCAGTCCGTTTTAATCGACCCATACATTTTTGGAATGTGGCTTGGAGATGGAGATTCTGAATGCTCCCGTTTTGCCGTAAACACCAAAGATGTAGAAAATATTGATTCTATTAAAACCTTTTGCAAGGAAAACAACTTTAACTATTCAATAAAAAAAACAACTTCAAAAAACTGTATAAGGATTTCTATTATTCGGCCCGACGAAGACAAAGACAAGAACGCAAGATGGTTTCAAAATAAATTTGTTCAAAATCTTAAAGAGTATGACGTACTCAAAAACAAGCATGTCCCCGAAAAATATCTGAACAATTCAATAAAAGTTAGGTTGAATCTTTTAGCCGGGTTGCTTGACACCGATGGTTACTTAGCTTTTAAAAATAACTCGTATAGTTATGAAATTGCATTGGCAGACGAAAACCTATCTAATCAAATACTTTTCTTATCCCGATCATTGGGCTTTAAAGCAAACTTAAAACATAAAAAAACAAACCTTGGAACCACTGCTTACAAAGTTATAATATCTGGAAATATATCGGAAATACCTTGTCGCATAAAAAGAAAAATTGTTCCGGCAGAATATACACGTGAATATAATCATTACATAAATAAAATTTCAGTAGAGAGTATTGGTAAAGGAAAATATTACGGGATAACTCTTGAAGCTGATAATGATGACGACCGAAGGTTAATATTGGAAGATTTTACAATATCAATGAATTGCGGAAAATTCCCAAAAGAAGTACCATTTGATAAATATTGGAGTGTTGTACGTACCTCGCATATAAAAGGACGTGTGATATTCGGCAAGGCTATGGTCGTTTCAACAGTAAACGCTATGGACGACGGCGGCCGAGAGTTCAAGAATATTTGGGATGCCAGCGATATGGCCGAAAGGGATGGAAATGGACGAACCCGTTCCGGACTTTATAGAATATTTATTCCCGCAAAATACTGTCTTGAAGGGTATTTTGACGAATACGGATTCAGTATTGTTGACGACCCAGAAGAAGCGGTTGTAGCTGATGACGGCGCAAAAATAACAACCGGTTCCGTTACGTTTTTAAAAAATGTACTCGAATCATTAAAGAACAGCCCTTCTGAATACAACGAACAACTTCGACAGTTTCCAGATAGTGAACGCGATGCTTTCCGTGACGAAGCTGGAAACTGTGATTTCAACCTTGTCCACATACTTGAGCAACTTGAACATAATGACTACGAACTTGAAGACGGTGAGTATGGAAACAATGACGTTGAACGTGGTAATTTCCAATGGAAAGACGGCATACCAGATACAGAAGTTGTATGGAAACCGGACAAAGAAAACGGACGTTTTTGGATTGCCAACAGTTGTCACCCTCCGGAAGAATACCGAAACAAAAAAGTAAAGCGTGTTTTGCACGGAGTAGAAGCGTGGGCGCCTGTTAACGATTATATTGGATGCCTTGGCGTTGACCCGTACAACAGAAGTAAAACCGTTGACAACCGTGGTTCAAAAGGTTCGATACACGGCAGTACATCTTTTAATACAGGGCCGTTTCCAAACGATGCTTTTTTCCTTGAATACATAGACAGGCCGTTAAAAGTGGAATTCTTCTTTGAGGATGTAATAATGTCAATGGTTTATTTCTCGATGCCCTTCCTTGGGGAGCTTTCCAATGAGCAATTTTTTAAGACGATAAAAGACCGTGGTTATAGGCACTTTAGCTTGAACAACCCATTCAAAGCGTGGAAAGATTTGAGCCCTACCGAAAAGGAATTTGGAGGGATGCCGGCTCAAGATGCCAAGATAGGTGACCAACAATTTTACGCTATTGAAAGTTACGTGCAGGACCACGTTGGAGTTGCAAGAGTTGACACGTTCCGAACCAAAGGGGAAATGGGATGGATGCCGTTCAGCAGAACATTAAACCAATGGAAGGATGTAGATACTACAAAGCGAACCAAGTATGATGCTTTTATATCGTCATCACTTTCCCGACTTGGGAACCAGAGAAGGGCAAAACCAACCGAAGAAAAGAAAGACCCTATTAAAATACCATTTAAACTATACAATAACAAAGGCGCGGTTTCCGTAGCTATGACAACCTAACGATTATGGAACGAAAATTCAATTACCCAGATCCGCTTGCTCCTTTTGAAGAAAAAATATCTTCTTCCTATGGTTTGGCCATTGCCAAGGTTATATCCGAGGATTGGTTTAAAGGCGGAATGATTACTTCGGGATGCGCTTTTATGAACCGTCGCGATTACGTGCGGAACAAACGGAAATTTGTACGTGGCGAAGTTGACCTTGGTGAATTCAAAAATCTTTTCAATAAAGGCGATAACGACCTTAATTACCTTAACCTTGATTGGAGGTACATTAACCTTGGTGAGAAGTTCGCTAAGATTGTGAGCAATGGTATAAGCGACGAAAACTACCGATTGAACATCCGGGCCACCGATAAACTTTCGGTAAGTATGAAAAAGGATCGTGAGAACGAGCATATCAAAAACATTGCTTCCAAAAAACTCTACGAAAACGCTAAAAACGTTTTGAATCTCGACCTGATGCCAAAGGGGTTTATGCCGGAGGACGAGGAAGAAATGCGTATGCTAATGGAGATTAAGGACAGGCCTAAAGTAGAAATTGGCGAGGAAATCCTTATCGACTACATTTTAAAAAGCAACGATTGGGATATTATCGAGCAGGACAAAAACAAAGACCTGGTAAACGTGGGGTTGATAGTTGCCCGTGTTTACATAGACAAAAACGACGGAATAAAAGTAAAGTACGTTGACCCGGAAAACTACGTACACAGTTCGGTACGCAGAAATGATTTCAGCGATAAGTTTTATGAGGGAGTAGTTGATACAATCACTATTTCCGATTTGGCACGTGAAAGTGAATTTGAGGATAAAGATTTACGCAAGATAGCCAAGATGTACGGTACCAACAGCGCAAACCACTCTACAAGAGATTATGACACCTGTACAATGGACGAACTTGTAAATATTAAGGTCGATGTGCTCCGTTTTGCATACAAGACCAATAAAGTCATTAAATACAAGCAAAAACTACGAAACGGAAAACCCGTAAAGGCAATCAAAAAACCCGATGATTACAAAACACCTGATAGAAGTGACGCACGTGAGGTTTCCGGAAGTTTTGATACTTGGATGGAAGGAAACTATGTCGTGGGTTCTGAATTTATCTACGGCTACCGTGAATGTGAAAACCTTTACGATGATGTGATGAACAAGGCAATGAGCCCATTTATTACAATGGCCTATGATATTTACGAGAACAAATTGCGCTCGTTCACCGATAACATAGAGCCACTTGCAAAAAGGATGCAGATTACAGCGCTGAAGATCCAACAGTTGATTTCTGAATTGAAACCCGATATTATAGAGATAGATTTTGATATGCTTGCCGAACTTGACGAAGGAAAAGGAGGTGTACAGAAGAAAATCGAAATGGCGATGTCATTATTGAACGTAAAAGGTATTGTGTTCAGTAAGCGAGTGAATATGGGCGAGGACGGAATAAAGGACAAGGCAGCGGTGCGACCGGGTTCGCAACAACAAGGTTCGGCTATTGCAGTGCTTTTGAACTCTTGGGCCCACGATTACAATTTAATACGCGAGAACACAGGTATCAACACTGCCCGCGATGGTTCAATTACACCCGATACTTTGGTGGGCGTAAACCAAATGGCGCAGTTGGCAAGTAACACTGTTACCGCAGATATTGTAAAGACCGCCGTACTATTCAAAAAGAAGATATGCGAAACGATTTCCACGCGAATCCATTCTATCTATCAGTACAAGGAGGCCAAGAAAATCCGTGAAATCTACACAAACGTACTTGGAAAGCATTTGTACGATGCACTTGAGGTAATGAAGAACAGACACCTCCACGAGTTTGGTTTTATTCCGGAAATGAAACCCACGCAGGAAAAACAAAAAGAGTTTAAGGAATTATTGATGCTTGGTTCAAAAGAGGGAAGTGTGAACCCAGAAGTAATGAGCAAGGCTATTGATATTTATGAAACCAATCCAAAACTTGCGCACGAATATCTATTGTACCAACGTAGGAAACAGATACGACTTGCTAATGAAACGGAAATGATGAAAGCCCGTGAGAAAAGCAAGAACGATGCTTTGGCCGCACAGAGTAAAGTACAGGCAGAATTACAATCTTACAAAGCCAAAAAGCAGATTGATTTGATGTACGAGGGTCAGCTCGCCAAGATAGAATTGATGAAAACACAAGGCTTGAACGAAGTAAATCTACCCAAAGACCAACGTGAGTTCACACAGGATGTTTACTTAAAACAAATAGAAGCACAGGTCAATATCGGCAAACACAAGTTTATGGAAGACCGTAAGGACGAACGTGAAAAATTAAGAGCAACTCAAAACTCCAAAATGATAAAGCAGCGTGAGGTTAATTCTGATCCGATAGATTTTGAGAATGAAGATTTCAATTTACAGGAAATTTTAAACCAACAGAATTAACACAAGGTGAGCATATATATAACATTTATTTATAGAAAAACGTATCACTATAAGCAAAATCTATTATATTTGCTTTAAATATCAATTAAAACATTGGGAAAATGGCAGAAAACGAGCAAAAAGTAGCGGAACAGGAAGTAGAAAATCAAGACGTTCAACAACCAGAAAAAAAAGTTGAAAATCAAGAAACTCCAAAGGAAGTTGAAAATGAAGTTGTTGCGCAACCCGAAATCAACGATGATTTGGTTCGTGAGTATTTGAGCAAAGACCCTGAAAAGTTCAAGGATATTTTTAAACCAGAAGTAAAGGAAGTAAACCCGTATGAGGATTTACTTGATGACGAGGACAAAGAGTACTTCTCTATTAAAAAGCAGAACCCAACGTTGACCCGCAGCCAGTTTGCGAAATTGAAGACAAACTATGACGAGGTAAGCGCATTGGAATTGAGCCGTGAAAAGGTGATCAAGGAAAGCGGAATGAAAAATTTGTCCGTTGACAAGATTGACGAGCACCTTGAAGCAGAACTTGGTATTGATTTAAAGGATATGAGTGCGAGTGACGAAATAAAACTCGCCCGTTATGCCAAGTCGCTACGTGATGAATACAAGGCAGAGCAAGCCAAGTATAAAGCGCCAGTAGAAAAAACAGAGCCACAGGCAAAACCCGAATACGTAAAACTTGACAACGGTTCGGTAATGCTGAAAAGCGATTACGAAAAACAAGTAACTAACCAACAAAAACATATTGAAGACGCTAAAGAAGCGGTGAACAGTGTTACCGGTTCGTCTTTTAAGATTGTTGTTGGGGAGGGTGATGATAAGAAAGAACTTAATTACGATTACGAATTTTCAGAAAAGGACAAGCAAAGTTTGTTGTCCGATGTTTCTGATTTGAGTAAGGTAATGAGCGCTTATCAAACCAAGGACGGTTTTAATCATAAGCAATTCAACGAGGACTTGTTTTGGTTTAAAGCGTCAAATAGGGAAAAAGCCATTCCTTCCATAGTGCACAAAGCTATTGCCGAGAACACCGAGGAAGTTTTAAAAGCGAGAGGTAATGTGTCGTTTGACAACAGGACTACCCTGCCCCAAAACACAGGGGATATAAAAACACGGGTTGTTCCTTTGACCGAAATTTTTCAACAACAACATTAAACCTAAGAAATTATGCCATTTGATTTAAAAGACAGCAACCTAACCGGTTTGTCGATTATCGACCAACCAGGCGGGCTTATAGCAACGAAGGAGAACTTCATTACGCTATATGATTATGCGCAGCAGTACCAACCAGAATTAATTCCAGACCTTGTGTATGCAAACGGTAAAGGAAGTATTCAAGGGTTCCTGCAGTACGCAACAAAAGGTAAAGAGGATTCTTACGCCTCTGACACGATCCAACACGGTGAAACAAACCGTTTGCACAACGTTTTAAAGGATGTAGCCGTTAGTGGCAACAACTTTACTTCTCCAACTCCGCACAACTTGCGAGTAAACCAAGTAGTTAAGATTTCCGACGGTGTAGAGGAAGCACAGGCAATGGTAACAGCTATTACAAGCGCTACCGTTTTCGTAGCTGCCAATGACGCCGCCGGCGCTTTTGACTTTGCAGGTAACGTAACCGTCCTTGCGGACTTCTCCAACCGTTTCAACAAAGGAGACAACACTTTTGCAAAAGGACGTAACTGGAATCCTGTTATGTACACCAACTACACCCATATCCTTAAAGAGCGTTACGACGTTTCCGAAAGTAATATGGCGCACAAGACTTGGGTAATGACTTCGGCCGGCCCAATGTGGTTCAACTTTGAAATGGAGCGTACCAATACGTTGTTTGACAACCTTTGTGAGCTTACCAACGTTCTTCACACAAGAGCAGACGATTCAGCAGCTTCAACAACTGCAGGTTTTGCACAAGGTGTTAAAGGTGTGGTACAGCAAATTGAGGAAAGAGGTAACATCAGTAATGATTACATCACTACTACCGATGACCTTTCAAAACTTGCTTTACGCGCCAAACAACAAGGTGCTTGCCGTGAGTTCACGATTTTTGCCGACCACCAACAAATGGCTTACTTCCGTATTCTATCTGCAGGTGTGAACGCTTCTTTTGTGAATGGGGCTTACTACGGTGCTTTCAACAACAGTAAGGATATGGCGCTGAAACTTGATTTCAGTTCTATTCTTATTGACGGTGTGACTTTCCACTTCTCGCCTTGGAGATTGCTTGACGACCCAACTTTGCTTGGTGCCGCCAACTTTAAAGTAACTTCTTTGGCGTTCATTATGATTCCAACCGGTATGACGGATATAATGGTTAATGGAGATACTAAAGCCACTCCTTACCTAACACTTCGTTACAGACGATATGGAAACGTGAACAGACGTAGAAAAGTTGAATTCTTTGGATTGTTGGGAACTCCACAGTACGAAGACAAGACCTCACTTACATTATTGAGTGAATTCACCAACCAAGTAGCCGGTGCTAACTCTTACTATGTAGGTAGAAAAGGAGATTTCTATACAGATAGCTCACTTTAATAATTAACCAAGATAAGGGGCTTGTTTCGGCAAGCCCTTTTCTTAAATATAGAAACAATGGGAAAAATAACGTACAGATTAAAGAAGAAAACACCACTAAGTTGGGGTTTAAAACAGAACGGGGTTAGAATTATTAAACAAGGCGAAGGTTTAAAATTTATCAATTACTTTCCGGGCAGTTCGTCTATTTGGACAGATGAAAACAAGGACAGGGAGCCGGCAAGAATTGAATTTGAAAAAAACGAACTTACCGGTTTTACAGAGTTAAGCGTTGACGAAGGCAATGTTGTTCTTCACCAGTACTTAAAGTCACACCCTTGGTATGGAAAGATTTACGAGGTATTCAGTCCAGAGATTGCAGCACAGAGAAAGAATGCTGATTTTGACAAAAAGGAAAAAGCGCTTGCGCTATTGAAGGAAAGCGACGACCTTAAAATACAGGCCAAGGCACTCGCCATACTTGGAAACAAAGCGTATGGATGGAGCCCAGTAAGGTGTATGAGCGAACTTCGCGATACAGCTTGGTCAAATCCCGATGTAATCCTTGAAAAGTTCAACGACCCAAAATACCACAGTCTTTATATTGCTTCGCTCGCAATGATAAAAGGAATTGTAAAATCGAATCCAGGACAGACTGCGGTTGTTTGGAACAACGAAGATGAAGGCGTGATTGTTCACGTGGCGACCGGCGAGGAGCCAATAAAAAAATTGAGTGAATTACTTGCTGAAACTACTGAAAGAAGCCGGGTTTTATTACAGGAGATAAGCCAAAAGGTTGACGAAAAAACCAAAGAGGTTGTTGTCAAAGAAGATGACAAGGACAAGGAAATCGCAGAGTTGAAACGAAAACTTGCAGAGGCAACAAAAAAGGATTCGGGAGGAACGGGCGAGAAAAAAGCGGTTTCGGACAAGCCTTACGAAGAAATGGAACTTGAGGAATTACAGGCTGCATACGAAGCTAAATTCGACAGAAAACTATCGTTTAAGTATGCCAACGATGCAGATTGGATCCTTGGCAAACTGAACGCATAGCACTTACCATTCGTTTTGCTGACATACTCTCACACCGGAAGGCGGGAGGTTTTAAATACTACGCACAGGCTAATGCCTCACGTTCACGTATTATCGCAATGCCCTTGCGTAGTATATTATTACTTGCATTAATGTCCGCATCATTTTCCACTCCACAGGAAGTGCAAACAAATTTAGATTGGCTTATCCTTGATTTTTTATCAACTTTTCCGCAATCAAAACAAGTCTGGCTTGTGTATTTTGGATCAATTTTTAAGAACGTATTGCCATTCCATTTTGATTTATACTCTAATTGATTGAAAAACTCGCTCCAAGAAACATCTGCAATTTGTTTTGATAGGTAGCCGAACTTAATCATATTCTTGACCTTCAAATTTTCAACTACGATAGTGTCAAATTCCTTAATCAATTTAGATGATTGTTTGTGTAAAAAATCTTTTCGGGTATTGGATAGCTTTTCGTGCATTTTAAAAACTTTTAGCTTCGCTATTTCATGTTGTTTGCTGCCTTTTCTTTTTCTCGCTAAAGACCTGTTTAATACCCTTAATCGTTTTGCATACTGCAATGTATGTCTTGGGTTTTCAATTTGCGTGGAATTTGATAACGAAGCAAAGAAATTGATTCCCACATCAATCCCGATTTGGCTATCATCGTTTTTAATGCCTTTCTCAACTTCTTGTTGCGTTACAATGCTGATATAATATTTTCCATTTTTTCTTGCTATTGTTGCATTTCTTAATTCTCCTTTTGGTTGCCTATCTTTGAATATAGTTACCGTTCCAATTTTTGGTAATTTAAAAACATAATCTGAAACCTGAATTATTTTTTTAAAAGTCAAGGAGTTATATTTGTCCTTTCTTGCCCACTTAGGAAAACCGCCTCCTTTAAAAAAGGATTGATAAGCCTTGTCCATGCGCTCAATAACATATTGCAAAGATTGTGAAGGAACCTCTTTCATCCATTCAAATTCAGCCCTACATTCTGTTAGTTGACGCATTAAGTCAAACTTCGATAATGAGACTTTTTTGGATTGGTAGGCATATACTTTAGTTTCTAAAGCGAGATTGTAAACAGCACGAGAAGTATTGATGTATCTATCCAACAAAGATTCTTGATTTTTGGATAACTTTAATCTATACTTGTATGTTTTCACAATGCTCATTTTTCTTTTAAAGCCAACATTCTTAGAAATGCAGAAATAGAAAGACCCAATCTCTTAGACTTTTCCTTAATCGCAAAAAGCTCTTCCGATGTAACTCTAACTATTATGTTTTTATTCCTATTCATATTACAAATATAATACGTGTTACTATAACATCCAAATAAAAAACATAGGAAATCCTTTCATTGTCTAAAACCACCAATTTTTTTGGAAAAGCTATTGCAATAGTTAAGATTGTTTATTTTTATAGATTTTAAAAATGTAATAGATTAAATTTATTACATTTGCTTTACTACCTTCGTTTTGGTAATTTTTTCCCCAGATGGCCCCGATGTAAAAGTCGGGGTTATTGTTTTTTATAACGTTTTCAAAATATGATAGATATAATTTATTACATTTGCTATAATAATAAATAATTCTTATTTCTACCCAAATGATTTCAATAGATAAGGTTTCACAGATAATTTTAGCGCTAACGAATTCAGATGTACGGGGGAACGTTACGCCTTTTGAGCGCAACAACATTATAAACAATGTGGTTGAGGAAATTTACGAAGGTTATTTTGGGGATATGACGCGATTCAGGAACAGGCAGAACAGAGGTCTTGCCGGAATTGGATTTGAAAACCAGGCCGAACAATCGCTTGAAAAACTACTTTACTTCCTAAAGGACGGCTCGATAGACAACTCATTACAGCTTCCGACCGACGCCCGTTACATAGATGCTATTTATACCACTGGCGGAATTGAACTTGAGGAATGTAAGAACACAAGGGAATTTAATACAGTTAAGGGCATAGCGACTACAAGCTACCCTATTTTTTTAAAGAACGGAACCGAAATAAAGATAGCGCCGACAGGTCTTACCTATCCATTATCCATTTCGTATTTAAGAAACCCGGTGCCTGCAAAATGGACTTATACAGTTGTTGACGGAACAGAAATGTTCAACTCATCCGCAGCGGATTTTAAAGACATAGACCTACATCCTTCCGAGGAAAGCAATGTTATAATCAAGACACTTATGCGTTTCGGTATAAACCTTCAGGAAAAGGATTTACAGGTAGTGGCACAGAGCCAAGACAACCAAAAGTTTAACGAAGAAATCACAAGCTAATGAGCTCACAGGCAGCACCACAGAACGCAGAGGCATATTATGGTGACGAGGACAACCACGGAAACTACCAATACACCTCTTTGAAAGATATTATCACCACAATGGAACTTGAGGCGCTTGAGGACGACAGTTATTTAAAGCACACCAAGCGATCACGAATGGTGCAACACGCCAAGCAAGCAATAAGGGAGGTTACAAGAAGTGCGGCCAATGATGTTTTAGCAGTAGAGATAAGCGTGCCGCCAAGTCTTGTATGGACACTCCCACAGGACTATGTGAATTGGGTGATGGTATCGGTAGTAACGAGGGATGATTCAAACGGAAGTTTAAGGCTTGCGCCGTTGGATGTTAACTACAACATCAACATAGCCACTGGATATTTGCAGGACCACGACTGGAAGTTGTTATTTGACGACGAAGGTAGAGTGCTAACATCAGACGCTTCAAATGCCTATGCAGAGCCCTATAAAAAATATTTGGTTCCTGGATGCGCAGGACAGCCTACTATTGACACGGCAAAGTACAGCAAGAATGGAGAGTTTACCATAGACCAAAGACGCGGAAAAATACTGTTTAGCAGTGATTTGAGCGAAAAAGATGTTGTTATTCAATACGTTAGCGATGGATTACAGGCAGATTTGCAGGAAGAAGAAATAACCGTCCACAAATATTTAAAGCAGACCATTGAAAATTGGGTGTACTATGCGTGTATAGAGCGTAAGCGCAACGTTCCTGCCAATGAAAAACAGAGGGCGTTGTTACGATATAAAACCACATTGCATCAAGCTAAGATGGCACTTTCTGATTTTGATTTATTGAGAATATCGAGGGCAATGCGAACCAAAACTATGGCACTGTAATGGAAGTTAAAAAAACTTTTGCTCTTGGCCGAATGAATAAAGAGGTTGATAACCGTCTAATGCAAGATGGGGAATACCGGCACGCTGAAAATTTAAGGTTTCATACCAACGGAGGGAAAGATGGTTCGGGGTATAATATAAAAGGCACTACACTTGTAGCGGATTTAACGGACGGAAACACAGATTTTAAATGTGTAGGCGGTTATTACAATGAAGACTTGGACGTAATTTATTTTATGCTTGCCACAGAAACGGGAGCCATAAGTAAAATATGTGAATACAACGTAAACACACAGATTTCCACAGTAATTGCTCACGATACCACTTCTATTTTAAACCTACAAAAAAACGGTTACATAACGGGAATAAACGAAATTGACGGTCTTTTATATTGGTCTGAATGGGGAAACAATCCAAGAAGAATAAACATAGAGCGCGCAAAAGGGTATGGATTAAATGGGTTCACAGAAGAAGATATAATGGTGATGGTTAAGCCGCCTTTAGATAAACCCAAGATAAGCCTTCAGTTAACGGATAGCAGGGATGAAAACTTTATCGAAGAAAAGTTTCTGTATTTTGCTTATCAATACAGATATTTAGATGGAGAGTATAGTGCGTTATCACCCTTCACTAATGCCGCATTTACGCCTAAATCGTTTAACTATGATTTCAGTGAGCAAAGCAATAGAAGCATGGTAAATGCTTTTAATCAGGTTCTTATTGAATTCAATACTGGAAGCAAAAGAGTTACGGAGATAAGGCTTGTTTTCAAAGAAAGTGAAAGCAACACAGAATGGATTATAGATGATTTCAATAAAGAAAAACTGGAATGGGCAGATAACATTCCAAAAACATTTGTTTTTGACAACAGTAAAAAATATAGAGCGCTAAGCAACAACGTATTACCCAATTATGCAAACAACGTTCCTTTAACTGTAAAATCACAAGCTATAATTGATGGCAGATTGATTTATGGCTATTATAAAGAAGGTTACGATATTGTAGATTCGGAGGGAGAGAAAATAGAGATTGATTATAAGCTGAATTTAATAGCGAGCAAAAACCAAGTATTGAACCCTGACGCCACAACAGTAACCTCTACCGTTACGGTAACGCACGTTCCCAATGTAGCCACGGGCGAACTAACACTTGTTAGGACAGGTACGTTTACGTGGAACGATATTTTGGACGAAATAACAATAATTAGCGCAAACAATACGGGCGAATATACTGTAGTTTCAGTTACAGATACCGATTTAAAACTACAGAAAGTTAGTTTGCCATATCCCTCATACGCGGGAACTTCATCTACAGAAATAGAATTTGTCCAAAATAAATATATACCTTCGTTATCCCCAAAGAAAACTGTAAAAAGCATACGGGATTATGAAGTAGGGATTATCTACAGTGACAGCCACGGACGCGGAACCGTTGTTTTGGTAAGCAAGAACAATACTGTAAATGTACCAATTCAAAACGCTGTTACGCAAAACCAAATTCAGGTAGAGTTGAACCATAAGCCCCCGGCCTTTGCCACAAACTATAAATTCTTTATTAAGCCAAGCAAAAAGGAATACGACCAAATTCTACCAACATTATTTTATGAAGATGGTGTTTTTAGATGGATAAAATTAGAGGGCGCGGATAAGGATAAGATTAAAGAAGGTGACTATCTATATGTAAAATCCGACAGCCAAGGAATCCTCGAACAACCCGTTAAAACAAGAGTTTTAGAAATTAAGGAACAAGAAAAAAACTTTTTAGAGCCGCCAAACGTAACGGATTCCGTAAAAGAAAAAGCAGGCTTATACTTTAAAATAAAGCCAAAAAACTTTAGGCTTGACCTTGTTGACTTTAACAGTTTTTATTTAGAAGTATTTACTGGGGCGGGATATTATTCATTTCAAAGTTTAGCATCTTATATAGACGACCCTCATTTTTATGGAGATACACTTGACGACCTTACATCAAGCGGATCATATACAGGAGCAACAGGAGAAAGGACAAGGTATGTTGTTCAGATTGATGGTTTACTCGCGGGAGGTGGCGGTGAAGATACTTTTAGATGGAGTGATGATAACGGCGCAAACTGGAACGCTGAAAATGTTGTTATAACAGGGACACCACAACTGCTTAATAACGGAGTTTCCATAACTTTTGGAAGCACGACAGGGCATAGTCTTTTTGATAATTGGACAATTAATGCTCGCGCAATTTTTGAACACGAAGGTCACTCATTTGGACTTTTTAGAACCGTAAAAAAACATGATGAAATATTAACTGATATTGATGAAGAAAAAATATACAACGGGTCAAGATTAACACTTATATATACAGAAGCGGGAGCAAACCCTCTAAGAAAATTTGAAATAAACAATGTTTCGGCGGGAACTTATGATAATATCCAAGAATGGTTTGAAGAAGAAAATATATTTACCGAAATTAACTCACAAATACCTGAAATCGATTTTGATGATATTTATTTTGTTCGAGGCATATTGAAAAGAGATGGAGATGTAAGCTATATAGAGCAAGACAATACAGGCGTGATGACTTTAGCGATAAGAAGTGTAGGTACTGGAATTACCATGGTAACTCAAGGCATAACAGATTTTATACAAAGTGGAGATTCAAAAACGGTAATACTTGAAACCGAAGGCGAAGACGCGCCAAACGAAATATTCTACGAAATAGGCAAAACATATCCTATTGAAGATGGATTGCATAAAGCAGATTTAGAACTTTTCCCAACAGACCAACACCAAACCGTATCGTTGCCGTTAAAAGTAACACTTGATTGGTTTAATGCTTATTCATACGGAAATGCGGTTGAAAGTTATAAGATAAAGGACGAATTTAACAGGAAAGGACTTGACACGGGCATACGTGTTTTATCTACCACTAAAGACGAATACAAACAAGTAATTAGAAAAGCAGATGTTACTTGGAGTGATATTTACGAAAGCGAATTGAGTTTTAACGGTTTGTCCACGTTCAATCTTGCAATGTCCAATTGGACAAAATTAGACCAAGAAGACGGATCTATTCAAAAACTATTGAACGCCAACGGTAATTTACTGATATTCCAGGAAGATTCTATTGGGGTAATGCCCTACAATAAAAATGTTATCTATGATACACAGGGCGGTTCCGTTGTTGGAATAACTACCAATGTACTTGATAAACAAAGCTACAGACCATACGCAGACGGATTATACGGAACATCTAACCCTGAAGGTATAGTTCAAGTTGGAAACAGAACTTATTTTCCGGATAAAATGAGGGGAATATTAGGTCGGTTATCCACGGACGGAATCACACCGTTAAACGAGATAGCTTTTGAAAATTACTTCTCAAATTTAATGACTACCAATAAAAACGGTTTCTTAGTTGGAGGATATGACCCAAAACACGGAGAATACCTTTTAGCCTTGAATATTGCCACAGAAGACGCAGGAATAAAAAACCACACGCTTGCATTTAAAGAAAGAAAAGGTTTCCCGTTGTTTTTCACGTATAAGGCAGATTTTATGCTTTACGCAGACAAGGAGCTTTATTTATGGAAAGCAGGTAAAATGTACTTAGCCAATTCTTCAGAAACACGAAACAATTACTTTGGGGTACAGTACAAAAGCAAACTTCAAACAGTTATTAACGACGCGCCCAGTGATGATAAAATATTTAAAAACATCTTCATTGAAAGCAATGATGTTTGGGATGTAACACTTGAAACAAATTTAACGAACGGCACCATTACCAAAGAAGAATTTGTGAAAAAAGGAAGCCACTACTTTGCGCACACCCGAAGAAACGAGAACGAAAATGATTTTCACGGTGGAGCGGTACAAGGAGTAGGCAGAATAGATGCAGTTGATGGTAACAACATCACTGTAGCCGTAGCGCCCGAATTGGTAAATATAAACAGTAAACTATATCAAGTAAACGGATCTATCAATCAATTAATAGGAACGATAACCGCTATAAACGGCACCGTGATTACAGTATTGCAAACAGGAGTTGCGCCAATGGTAGGTTTGTTTTGTTATGAAAAAAGAGATTCACGTGTTGAAGGTGGCGATATTCGAGGATATTATTTAGATGTTACCCTTGAAAACGATAGCACCGAACCTGTTGAAATATTTGCAGTAGGAAGTACAATCATAAAAAGCCATCCATAATGAATGTAAGATTATTGCGGGAAGGAGATTATGAAGAAATGATTTCGTGGTGGCGTTTTTTTCGCTTTCCCGCACCTGCAAAAGAGTTTTTACCTGAAAACGGAAAAGGTGGATTGATGGTTGAAAAAGAAGGAGTTTCGATATGCGCAGGATTTATTTATTTCACCAATAGCAAAATCGCTTGGTTAGAATTTATAGTAAGCAATCCGGAGTATCGAAATAAAGACCGACAGGAAATGATTCGCATTGTGATAAAAGAACTTTGCGGAATAGCTAAAAACAAAGGCTTTAAAGCGGTTTTTACTTCGGTAAAACATCAAGGATTGGTAAACCATTTTGAAAAATGCGGTTTTCATAACGATGCTCATAAAAGCAATGAAATGACGATCATTCTATAAGGAAAAACTATATATTTGTAGCAATGAATAACTTAAATTTATAACTATGGCGAGAATTGGCGTATATAAAATAACATCCCCTAATAAAAGGGTTTACGTCGGTTCGTCTATAAATATCAAGCGAAGATGGAAGGATTATCAATGTAAATCTTGCAAATCTCAAACTCGACTTTATAATTCCTTTAAAAAATATGGGGTGGAAAAACACAAGTTTGAAATAATTACTGAATGTGACGTAAAGGATATGTTAGCAATTGAGTTGCATTGGGGATTGTTTTACAATGTTCTCGACAAGAAAGCTGGATTAAACTCTAAGTTGCCTAAAAATGGAGAAGAATATCAATGTGTTTCAGAGGAAACTAAAGAGAAATTAAGGGTTTTCAATACAGGAAAGGTATCTCCAATGAAAGGAAAAAAATCTGGAATAATTCCTTGGAACAAAGGTATTAAAACAGGATTAAAATCTCCAATGAGAGGCAAGAAACACACTAAAGAAAGTCGAATAAAAATGAGTGAATCGAGTTTAGGTCAAGTTTCTTGGAATAAAGGGAAAGCTGTTCCTGAAGACGTTAAGAAAAAAATATCAAATACACTAAAAGGAAATATACCTTGGAATAAAGGAAAAGAATGGAGTGAAGAATCAAAAAAGAAAATGTCAGAAAGTAGTATGGGGCAAATTGCTTGGAATCGAAAGTTGGTTTTATGCTTACAAACAGGTGTTTTTTACGAAAGTTGTAAAGAGGCTTCTGAAATGAACAAAATAAGAAGAACAACGCTTCAAGCTATGCTAGATGGACAAAACAAGAATAAAACAACTTTAATTTATGTGTAACATACTAAATATCAATACATTATGTGTGCGGCTGTAACTGGGACAATTATTGGGGCCGGCGTTGCCGGATACACCATCTACAATTCTGAAAGACAACGTAAAGAGGCGCAGGACGATTTGAATGACTACGAGCGCCAAGATTTGGAAAACGCTTTTGAGAACATTCAGATAAGCACGATGGGTTCTGATCTTGCAAAGGAAGAAGCTGCCGGAAATGCGGCTACAATGATTGACACTTTGCAACGTGGCGGAACACGTGCTATTTTTGGCGGACTTCCAAAAGTGCAGGAATATCTTACCGGGGTTAATAATCAAGCTGCTCAATATCTTGATGCCCAACAAACACGTAGGGATTATGCTGCGGCACAGGACAACCAAAGAATTCGAGATATTACAGAAAACCGTGATAATCAGAATATCACCGCTCTTTCCTCACAAATTAATGCGGGAAAAGAAGGGGTTATGAATGGAGTAATGGGATTGGGAAGTTCGTTGTTCTACGGAGCGAGAGCGATTGAAAACAAGTATGGGGAAAACGGCGATGGAACAAGTGGCGATGATCCGTTTGGCCCTGGTAATTTCGTTGAAAAACCAGTTGCTAAGGTAGAAATAATCGCGTCAAACAAATCTAATCCAATGAATCCTTACGGAAACAACCAAGCAATGACAGGTAATATATGGGGCGCCGACCCTTACGGGCCAGAATTTTATAACAAATATTTCAACGTATAATGGCAAACAGTAGCAACGCATACGCAACGGTACGCCCCTTACAGGGAAACATCAGCGATTGGGTAATGAACCAAGAAGCTGCGGATATGCGCTTGCGTGAAGAAAAGAGAAAACAGGAGCAACTCGATCTATACAAACAGGAAAAACAACGTGAGCGAGAAGATAAATTACGTGAGCGATTGCTTGGAAACCTTCCCCAAAACTACGATACCGGTTCTTCTTCATTAAATGAATTTCAAGCCGGAATAATCAAACAAGGGGTTAACCGATTGGGCGAGATTTACAACCAACTGAAAGACCCAAATATTCCAGATGCCCAAAAAACAAAACTTGAGATAGAGGCACAACAGATTGAGAACTTGCCCACAAATCTAAAGATTGCCACCGATAATTTCACTAAACTTATTGGGGAATACCAAACAGGCGTTGAAGGTAATTCGTTATGGCGCAATGAGGAATTTGAAAAAAAAGTATTGAACGGTTTTGAAAACTACGTTGGCGGATTGGACGAAAATGGTTTTCCGGTGGTAGGTTTTCAAGACAAGGACGGCGATGGGAAAATGGATGTAATGAGCTACGACAATCTTTCCAAAGGAATAGGCGTTTGGGAATTTCAGCCTAAAACTGATTGGGCAAAGGTAACGGCCGAGGCTGGAAAATTGCTTGGGGTTAGTGAGGAAGGCAAGCCACTTCCAGGATTTCAAAATAGAGTGACCAAAGGTATTTCGTTGGCGGACGCCCAAAAAGCGGCTGAAAACCTTGTAGTGAATACTGATGGCAGTTTGACCGCCACAGCAAAATCAAGGCTTCGTGAATTGGGATTGGAAGAAACCCCAGAGGCAATCCAAGCATTAAAAGCTGATGCTGCCGAGCGGATTATAATGAGCAAGGATAGGAGCGATGTTACCAAAAAGGATTATGGCGCAGCAAATTCAGCAGCACGATTGGCTTATGACAGAAGTAAGGACGATAAAGAAGCAAATCCGATTTCATTTGTAGAAAAGACAGCTAATGGAACAAGTTTCGCCTTGAAGACACCTTATACATTCCAGAGCAAGAACAAGAACAACCAACCGGGCACGATAAGCGCTATTGAACTTGATAATGATGGGAATATCAAATTAACTGCTAAAGTTTTAACCGAAAAAAGGACAACAAAAAAGGAAGGCAGAAGGGGTGAGCCTGATTTGTCAATAACAGAAGATGTTTATGCAGAATTACCTATAACAGACAAAAAAGAAGTAACCGCAATTTTAAGTGGTATTACCGGACTTGACAGCTACACCGAGATACAGAACGCCCTTAAAGCGGAAGCCGCAAACAGACAACCCGCCGTTGATGAATATGGAGTGCCAATAACTAACTAAAATGCCAGATAAAAGATATAAGACCCCGAACGGAATGATAGTTTCAGAACAGGAACTATCGGCAAAGTATGGCGATAAACTTCCCGAACTTTTAGGGAACAATACTTTTATCGAAATAAACGAAACGGTTTACACGGCGCCGAACGGAAAAAAAGAAACGGAAAGCGTGTTACGTGAAAAATATGGCGATAGGTTTGACGAACTTATAGGCAACAACACGTTTAAGGTTGACTACGAAGTAAAAAAAAAAGACGATGGCGAACGTACTTTCACAGCAAAAGAATTGGATTCGGCTACGAAGGACGCTCAATCAGGTGGTTCGTTGGCTACATCAGAGAATAAATATGCCGATAGGTTAAAGTATGTAGAACGTGCCGAACAACGTGAGCAGGCCGCAGAAATCCAACAAAAAG